AGGGCCTCAGGACATTCGGTTTCCCAGCTGGAGTCGTTGACTTGTTCCTTTCTACCCTCGGCGTTAGCGAGACTCATCTCGCCGAGTACCGAGTCAAGGACCTTCTCGGGGGTCTGAAGGCCGGTAGTAGAAAGTTCAACGCACGTGCCAGCGAACTGATGTCCCGAGGATGGGATGGCACTTCTGACGTTATGCGCGTACCTATGAGAAGAGGGTCCCCGATGGGAACCCCCTGTTCCTTCACTCTTCTTTGCATTCTTAACCTGTGGGCACTTGACTCGGCTAGGAATGGACCCAAGATCTGCGGTGATGATATGTTGGCGTACATCACCCCTCTTGAGTTCAGATCTTACAGCCGCAGGATCTCGGCCATAGGTAGTGGGGTTCACCCCACCAAGACATTTGTATCCGCCACAGCCGGAGTCTTCTGTGAGAACATGTACGTTCGGGGTGCAGAGTACGATGGGATCATCTGTTTCGACAGAGGTCTCAAAGTACCCATCAAGAGCGTACTGTTCCCGCAGAAAGGCTCCAATGGCAGAATAGATTGGCCCGATCCCGTCGTCCACCAGTTCTTCACCGGTGAGCTGAGGATGACCAGCACCTATTCTGTCGTTCAGACTGTGGTACCTAGTGAACAGGGATACAAGCGAGAGCGGACTCGTTACTTGTCCGACGGAGATCGATTCTACGAAGATCTTCCCAATCTTAAGGCGCTTGGCGTCAGGATTAGGAGGGTCCTCCGCACTCTTAGGCGTGACATGATCCGTGCATGCCTCAAGAGGAATCGAGTACCGTTTGCTCCCGCATGTCTTGGCGGTCTTAACTACCCGCGTAAGAATCCGAAGAGTTTGAAGGAGTTCCCTGCCTGGTTCCGCAGGGACCTTTACAACCTCACCCACTGTGATCTTAGTGTGGGTGAGCTCTCTAAGGTAATGGCAGCTATTGACTGTCAGAAGAAAGCCAGTAAGGGCTCTGAGGAACTTGCCAGCCTGTCCACTATGGTGGCAGAGAATAATATCAATGAAGCCATACGCGACGACACCTCTGTGGATGTCGGAGAATGTGACTTCGTCGACCTTTATTCCCTGGCCAGGGCATATGGAACAGACCGTGCCAAGTTCTTCAGAAGCATGGGGGGGACGTTCAATACTGGGTCCAGTTCTTACTCTGCGTTTTGTGTACCGAAGATAGAGTGGCCTAAGGGGCCCGAGGGTGGGGGAACTTACTACCCTCGGACTCCTATGGAGAAGGTTATCCTTGACCTCGATAACCGTCTCAGGCAGCCCATATATCGGATTACGAAAGAATTTTCTGGAAAGATTCAAGGTGCAGAACACCTTAAGTCCTCCCGATGGCACCTCTTGCGAGGGGCCGGAGGGTGGAATGATGGGGACTTGTAGTCGG